GACGAAGAAGCGCATGCGGAGGTACGCGTCCTCGATCTCGTCGGGGAGCAGGTAGTCGCCGAGCGCGTCGCGCAGGTCCGCGCGCGTGATCCCGTCGAATGCCTTCCACGTGTCTCCGAGGTCGACGCTCCGTCGGAAGAGGTACTTGTGGAACACGTTGTGGTAGCGCTCGAACCCCTTGCCGAACGAGACCGCGTTGTCCCACGCGACGATGCGGTAGATCGGGCGGTCACCCTCGGAACGCATCAGGAAGCCGACGTTGTTCGCGTGCCGATCGCGGACACCGCCGAGGATGTCGATGGCGAGCAGGTGCTTCCAGAACTTCTTCGGCACCACCATGCACGTCTCGGCGAGCAGCGTTCCCCAGTGCTTGTCGTCGACGTTCTTGAGCTTCGGCTGCAGCTCGTTGAGGTGGTGCGCCGGGACGAACAGCTGCGCTGACGCGAGGGCACCAGGCACCGCCTTCATCGTGAGCGCCGTCTCCGGCACGAGGTCACCGAACCCGAGCAGCTCGGCGGCGCGGTAGAACGCGACCTCGCGCGTTGGATGGAGGATGGCCGGGATACCACGCTGCTTGCGGTGACCGCTCGGCAACCTGTCCTTCGCGACCTTCACGATCGCCTTCACGCCGTTCTCGTACGTGGCGATCAGAGCGCCGCTCTTGCCTCCCGGCGCGTTGCCGATCTTGCGTGGCTTCTCGCGCGTGACGAGGTCGAAGAAGCTGCTCATGGCTCCTCACATTCGTGCGCCGCGAGCGCCTTGTCCAGGACCTCGACCGAGATCGACTTGGTCAGACCGACGTACGTCATCTGGCCTTGGTCGTTGAAGCCCATCCCCTCTGGCAACACGTGCAGCGGGCACTGGCAGAATGGATGCACCGCGCCGATCGTCGCCTTCCACTCCGTGCGCGACTTGCCCGATCGCGTCGGTCGACCAGCGCGACGTCCGACGTTCGTGCCGTTCGCGAGCAGGTCGCTGAGCTTGAACACGCGCGGCGTCACGCCGTCGGGACGCAGGAAGAGCAGCTTGCAGAACTTGCACGCGTCAGGACGCGGACGCTTGAACACGCGCGGATCGCGGTCCGGGCTGCGGTGCGCGAGCACGATCGCCTTCGCCTCCTCCATCGCGTTGTGCATCTCGGTGTGCGCCATCCGCAGCCAGTCGCGCTTGAGGTCTCGGATCGAATCGCGGAGACGACGCTGGACCTCTTCGGCAGATGCGCGCTCCTCGACGCCACGAGCTACCTCGCGCTGGAGCTTGGTGAGACGACGACGTCGGAGCGCGTCGTCGACGTCGACCAGGATGTGACCAGCGATCGAATCGAGCTTGTTGCCGAGCCCTCGAACGTGCTGTCCGACGCGGTCGCGCAGGATGGCCACTGCCTCGCGCTCCGCCTCGGTGATGACCTGCGGGTCGTCGCGAACCTGTCGCCAGAAGTCCTCCGGCGACAGCAGGTGCGGCTTCTCGACCGTGAACTCGCGTGCAGCCTTCGGAGCAGGAAGACCATGCACGCGAGAGATGTGCTCGCGCTCCATCTCCTCGCGCATCCGTGCGAGCGCACCACCAGCCATCGTGCCGAGCGAGTGCGCAGCGAGCGCGGCGTCTTGCGGGAGGAGCTTGTCGTCACGGATCTTACCGGTGGCGTGGAGCCGAACGTAGTCGTCGTGATCGATCGCGGTCGGTCCGAAGAACTCGGCGAGGAACGCGAGGTGGTGGTCGCGGATCACCTGGCTGATGCGCTTGCGCTGGAGCGGAGTGAGGAAACGGTCAGCCACTACTGCTGCGCTCCTTCCTCAGCCTCGTCGCGGACGACGGCGATGTCCGGGCAGTTGACGGGCGCGAACTCGCGCAGCTTGAGAGGTCCAGGACCGAAGAGCAGCGCCTTCTCCTCGTCCGTCATCCGTTCCCAGTGACCGTTGGTCGCGAGCCACGCAGGCTGCTCTACGCCGAGCCGGTCACAGTAGAAGCGGAGCGCCGGCAAGATCTTCTCCACGTACCAGCGCCGCGTCTTGGGTGTGTTCTGCACGACCTTGTTCTTGATCGGGTCTGAGAACGCTTCGAGCCTCTCCTCCAGCTCCTGAGCGTCGTGGATCATGAAGACCGAAGCCGGAGTGATCACGTGCAGACCGCCGCCTTCGGCCGCGTCGATGTCCAGCATGAAGACGTTGTCCCGGTTCGCCATCTACTTCTTCGCCTTCTTCGGCTTGCTCTTCTTCTGCTTACCACCGCCCGCGTTCGCGTGGTTGAGCGCGACCACGACACGATCGACCGTCTTGTCGAGGTGCTTGCGGGCGAGCCCTGCGGCATCACCCCACTGCTGGGACTTCTCGGAGATCGCACCGAGCGCAGCCTCGGCCAGGTCGCCGGCACCGATCTCGTCCTGGTCCTCGGTTGAGTACGAGCGCGTGTCGGGATCCCATCGTCGATGAAGCTCTGCCGCGACGTAGACGAGCATCAGCTGCGACACCGTCAGCTGGTTGAGCTTCTGCTTCTCGGCGAGCAGCGGGTTGCCGCTCTGGTCGGTGAGCAACCGATCGTCGAGCGCCAAGCTCCCCTTGAGGTGCGGTCGATCATGCACGTGGTCGTCGACCTTCGAGAAGAGCCCGAGCTTCTGCAGACCCGAGATGACCTCTGCGACCTGCTTCGTGGGATCCCACCCGCTCGTGATGTGGTCGGCGATCTTGTCCGTCTTCTTCTCGCAGCGCTTCGCGCCGTCGTAGAAGTTGCGACGCTTCCTGTCGGGCTCCGCCGCGTAGCTCTCCTTGAACTCCTCGCTCTCCTTGAGCGCCTCGTACTTCGAGAACACGCTGTCGAGCAGCGGCCGGATCTCGTCGTTGAGGATCCTGTTCCATTCCTCGTCAGCGTCATCGACTTCCGACTCGTCGCCCATGAACAACGGACGCTGAGCGGCGAAGAACTCGAACACCGCCTCCTCGTACGTCAGGTTCTGCGCACCAAACCGGAGCTGCGTGATGTCGCCCTTCAGGTCATCGCGCGTGATCCCGGCGCAGTCGAGGAACGCGTCGAACAGCGCACCTGACTTGGTGTCGGTCCCATACCACGACCCAAGGAACCTCAGCTCCGGCTTCTTGAAGCCATACTTGCCGCCGCGCTCCATCAGGAACCCGGTCAGGTCGCGATCGATCCCTCCCATCCCCATGAACGGCGACGGGCGGTAGTGCCCGATGCGAGGCGTCGTGTGCTCCTGCGAGGCGCGCTGCTTGTACTGAGGCATCGGCTGCTCGCCGTAGCGGATGTGCCCAGCACCGTCGCGATACCACTTGCCGCCCTTCGCGCCGGGCGAGTAGACCTGCTGCCCCGCCTTCGAGAGGTCGAGGACCAGAGGCTGCGAGCGGAGCCCTCTGCGGAGATCGGCGTGTTTGAGCACATCGCAGACCTCCTCGCAGATCATGTCGAGGTGCTCGTCGTACCCGGAGACGAGGCGGTCGACGATGTCCTGTGCGACCGGGTGCTTCGGAGGGTGAACGCGAAAACGGAGCTGAGCTTTGACGATGATGTCGTCGCCCAGCTCCGCTCCGTCTCCGAACAGCTCGTCGAGGTCCACGACCTCGGTTGTATCAGACCAGCAGCCGCGAGAGATCGTTGTTCAGATCCATCGGCTGCGTGGCCTGCTGGCCGAGCTGCCCCTGCGCCTCCGCGATGGACTTCGCGATGGAGGCATCCGAGCCCGGCGCGTCGCCGTAGTCGATGTACTGGACGAACTCGGTGCCACGGTAGGTCGGTCCGAGGGACTTCTTCACCGGCTTGTCGCTCGACGACGCGGCGCCGCCCGAGGAGACGTCGTCGGCGCAGGACGAGTCGTCCATGGCCTTGCGCGTCCTCGATCCCTTCGAGTTCTGGACGCCGACCACTGCGTCGGTCTTGTCCGCTCCGGGAACACCACGACTCGACGTGACCTGGCCCTTGCCGTCACCGCCGCGCATCGTGCCGCCCTCGGGGTTCTGCGAGCGGAGGTTGCCGCCTGCCGTCTTCGGACCGCTCACGTTCGTGGCGGCGCCCTTGCCCTTGTGGGCCTTCGCGAGGTCCGACTTCGTGATCGGTGCCTCGCAGTGTGGGCAGTCGACGAGGACGTCATCGTTGGCGACGCCCAGCTCGGACTTGAAGATGTCGTTGAAGTTCGTCTTGGCCATCGATGCGTCTCCTTCTGACT